CTCATCGACCAATGCTTCTTCACCATCCATTGAAGCATGGCGGGCCCGCATTGCAAAGATAAGTCCAGTTGGACCTGTCATTGGCTGAACACCGCAAATGTCATATGCGATTAGGTTTGGCATTGCACGGCGAACTAGTGAGATCAAAATTGGGTCCCAGTTTGATACGCCAGATGTGTTGCTTGTAGGAACGGATTCCGAAAGGAATGCTGCATCTTCCCTAAGAGCAGATTCTTGGTTTTCGAGGATAACAGTGGTTACGGCCCGCTTATAAGAATCCTCAATCTGTGGTAGATCGGGATGCTCTAGGACTGGCGACCACTTTTCTTGTAGATGTTCTGTTTGAAACATTTGTTTCTCCTTTTATGTATTATTACATCTATTTATGATTTAATAAATTTATTAGCGCCCGTTAATACGAGTCTCGACACGACCAATTGCAGACGAATATGCCCTCATTGCATCACTCGTATCAATGTCCTGTGCGGCGCTACCATGATTTTCATAATCAATTTCATAAGTCTCTTCTGCCAAATAATTAGTCTTAGGGAAATAGCTTTCCTTTAAGGTATCCAACTTGTGACGGAAACTGTCTTCATCGCCAAAATCAACATCTTCCGTAAGTGACTTAAACTTCTCAAATTCTGTGTCAGCCAAATCAGAGGAAACCTCTAGAATGACTTGTTCCCGAACCAATTCTGAGTTAACCGAATTCATTTGGATATTATTTTCCATAACTGAATTCAACTGACCCTCCAGTTCAGAGATTCTATCAGATTGTGCTTCCAGAATGTCATATCTTTCATCTGGAACATCAATGTAATGATCTTCAAATAGCTGTTTCAAACCAGAAATAAAGTCTTCAGCAATCTCACCTTTTAGGCCTCTTTCGATTGCCAATTCATTTTCCTGCATCCATTCCTCAACAACATAGTCGAGGTATTGATCTACTTTTTCGGCGAGCGTTGTTTTGTACTCGTCAACTTCTTCAGCAATAGCATATTGCGCTTCTTCCATAATCCTTGATACTTCTTCACGAGTTTTAGACTTAACCGCAGCCTCAAAGATCACTGCAGCTTTTTCTTTAAATTCTTCTGAAAGGTCTTCACCTTCCATCAATGCTTCTACATCAGCAGTAATGTCGATGTTTTGAATATGCATTTCTACAACTTCATCCATCTCATCATCATCATAATATTCGACTGCCTCATCTTCCTCAAGATCAGCAATAAGACCAAACAAATCCTCATCATCCATTTCTTCCATTTCAGCAAGGGAAGATTCCATAGTGGATTGAAGATGATTTAGTAAATCTTCTCTTGAAATATCTTCTTCTTTCATCTTCTGAATTTTTTGCATTTTATCTTGGCCTGGAGGTGTAACACCAGTTCCTTTATTTGAGCTATTTACGGATGCATTTGGGTCCATAAGTTTTTTCATTTTTTCTGCGCTGAGTCCCGCTCCACCCGGCAACTTTGCCGCTCTTTTACTATCGCCTTCATCAGGCAATTTATCATCTGGCTTGATATGAGCCGGTCCAGTATCATTAACATCGTCAAGAGGATCATTAATATCATCATCTTGTTGCATTGGTTCTGCTTTGAGGCCTGCTCCGCCAGGTAATGACGCTTTTTCTTCTAATTCCGCCATAACCTCTGCTTCTAGTTCCTCAATCGTCTGATCTAATTCGGACATAGGAAGTCTCCTTTTTATTAAATATATTTATAAATTATAATTTCTTTAGAAATCTAGCAAATTCCAATGCCTCTACATTAGATTGCCTATGACGTTCTTTAACATCAAATTTTTCTTTTAACTTAGCAACATGCGCTTCAATTAATGACCCATTGTTCCAAACCCACTCCTTTCCTTCCATAATGCCTTGAACAAAAGCATTTGGAGCGGAAGGGTCTGCAACAATATCGGCTGCTGCAGCAAGATAAAAATCACTATTCACATACTTGGCCCCGTTCTTTTCGGTCAAGCTTCCCATGCCTCTAGATGACACACCTAATTTACAACCCTCATCCATCAGGTTTCTAACAATTTTTCCCATAGGTGTATCTAATATTCTTGCTTCACCCATAATATTTGCTCCATCTGGATATAATGATGTTACTATGTGTGAAACTCTTTCGAGATTTACAGTGGGACCATCTGGATGACCTAGTTCACCAAACGCCCGCTTTTCATTTACAAACTTTTTATTATACTTTGAAACTTCATTTTCTAGGATTTCCATAGGGTAGATACGACCATTACGGTTCTTAATATCGCCCTGCATAAAAACACCTTCAATTTTATAGGTCTTTTTACCATTCTCTTTTTCTTCAGTAACAAACTCTACATTAACAATAGATTCTGAAATTAATTTTACATTACTCATGGTCCTGCATGTCCCTGTACAATTTCTTCAACGTAAACAGCGCAATCACTACTAGCAGTTTCATTGATTACTGAAATACGAAATTCAGTTTCGGCTCTATCATATAAAAGAAGTCCAGGCCCTGTCAAGTCTTCAGTCCCTTCTTCTAATACTATTGCATTAGCATTTGTATCATCTTCACTATTTTGTGCGATAGGAACTCCAGAAGCAAATCGTAGTGCCCTGTTTCCATCAGGAATTACTGTTGTTGTAGTTCCTGCTTTTAAATAAAATCCATTAGAAGAAGATGCTACAGGATAATCATCTGAAATAAGAAAGAGGGCATCTTGACCGCCAAACTCTGTTACTCTGTATGAAGCAGCCGGTGACAATTTGCCAATAACGGCATGATGTGCAGCATCATCGGCTGTCTGTGCAGCGGTGACTGTTCCAGCAACTCTTAATGATTTAAATGACATATCCTACTCCTATATCGCTAACATTTCTTTTTCAAAGTATCCCATAAGTTCTCTTTCAGTGACTCCGAACTTTACTGATACTTCTCTTATAGTTTTCTCAAAAGTATTTAGGAAATTTGAAGGTTTAGCATCCATAATTTTGAAGAGAGAATCAACAGCATCCCGCATTTTAGGAGACAATTTCTTGTATTCCTTTGATGCTTTGTGTTCATTTTTCTCAAAAACTGTGGTTTGATAAACTTCATGAATACTTTTAAGCATTATAAATCTCAAGCGACATCATCATCACCACCTGATCTGTTTGCTTTTGCTTCTTTATCTTTATTTTTCGTTACTTGTCTCTGTAGGGCAGTCTGTGAACCAATATCCAGTTCGCTCTTAGACCCGTAACCGCTTCGATCTGTACCCATTTTTTCACTAGTTCTTCGGCCTCGAAGTATTGCGCCGGCTCCTGGGCCTTTTTTAGATGCCATCTTTTCCCGAGCTTGTACATTTGCTTTTACTGCTTTATTAGCCATGTTTCCCATTCCTTTACTTTTCGACAACTTAGGGTCACTAGCAACGTATTTTTTTACTGTCTTGGCCATTTTAACATTCGTATCAGCTGAACTTGCTGCGGCTCTATCTTGTTGCATTTTTGCTTGTGGAGTGTACTTTCCCTTCTTGTCAGTCTCTGATGCCTGCTTGCCAACTTGCATTGCTGCCCGTTGCATCTCAGGACCAGCTTCGTTGACAAGTTCATTTGCTAATTCCTGCCGCCTATTCTCTAAAGAAGCACCAACCTTATCAGACAAGACACTAGAAAAGTGTGACTCAGCTTCTAGGTTCTCTCCATTTTCAATACTATCTATGAAATCTTTTGAATTGCTCATTTTTTAAACCTCTTGTTCTGGTTGTTGCTCTTGAGGTATTTCCTCTTGAGGTGGTTGGGGATTATATGTAGAACTGTCATCTGGTGAACCTACATCGCCAACCTTACCTTGAGCAGTATCATCTCTTCTAATACCACCGTGATTGTCTGGTAAATTTATGCCGCCATCTTCTGGATCAATATTTGCTTCTTTATTTATATCCTTCTGCATTTGTTCAATTTCAGTATCAGTCAACCGTAGAACATTCTTTTGCACCCATTCTTTACTAAAGAAAGTTCCAACATATGCTTCTATTTGATTCAAAGTATTAATTCTATCATTAAGAAGTTCCGCATCTTTAAGTTCAGAAAAATGACCATCTGCTAAGAAATCATACTGAATATGCTCTTGCATATCTGGCCAATCGTCAGGGGAAATAATTCCTTTTAATAAAAGTTGCGTCTTTAGAACATCAGTAAATAACGGTACGAATTTCTTACGAATTCTCTGTACAAACTTAGTAAATTTGAGTTCATCTCTTGTAATTTCAGTAGAACGACCAAGTGTGAATTGAGCTTCTGCTTCCAAACGAGAAATAGGAACATTCAATGACCTAAACAGTTTTCTTTGAAAATACACAATATCATCAATCTCACCAAGGTTTGATCCACCTGGCAGTGATGTAATTTCTGTGCCTCTACCGCCTTCTCGCCGTGGGAGCCAGAAATCTTCCAACATACTCATATGATTTCTATCGTCACGAATTTCACCTGTCGATGCGTCATACACCAACTTGTTACGATAACGATTCATAACATCTTTGAGATATTGTTCTGCTTTTACCTTTGGCAGATTACCTACATCAATATAGAAAATTCTACGTTCTGGTGCCCTTGAAACACGATAGATGACAAGAGAATCTTCAATCATACGCAATTGGTTGACAGGTTTGATAGCTTTATGTAGATAAGATAATACATTTCCACTATTACCATCAATTAAACCAGAGGGAACATAGCAAATAGAATCTGGTGAAATTTTAAGACCTTGACTACTGTTACCACCAGTAGCTAAACCAGCAGCACCCAATCCCTTTTCATTATAAACGAAAAATTCATCAACCTTTTTAATTTTATTAACACCAGTTTTTGGGTCTTTTTCTTTATGAACTTTTCTTACTTTTTTAATCTTTGTAGCATCAATATATCTAAGTTCAGTTATGCCTTTTCTGGGTTGTTTAGTATCAACAATTTTATGATAGTAAATTCTTCCATCAACATACCATCTTCTAAAAATATCATGACCCTTTTGTTCAAATTTAAG